GCAAATGGTAAATGAAGCGGGTCGTGGTGTCATGCAGGGTGGGTCACGCCGCAGTGCGATTTGGGCGGGGTTGAACTGGAACCATGCAGACATTCATAAGTTCATCAGTCTCAAGAACTGGACCCCAGCGGTGCGTCAGTTGAAGGAAGCGGACTATAACTTCCCAGCGACGATGGACGGAACAAACATTTCTGTTATCCTTGACGATTTGTTCTTCAAGGCATATCGTGACGAGAAGCACAGTTTGCACAGTCACGCGCAGTCCGTCTATTGGGCGGTTATCGGACAGATGTTGAAGACAGGAGAACCCGGGTTCTCAGTCAATCTTGGCGCGAACAGTCGGGAGTCGTTGCGGAATGCGTGTACCGAAGTGACCTCAGAAGATGATAGCGATATCTGCAATCTGGGAAGCATCAACATGGCCCAGATTAACAGTTTGGAAGAAATGCAGGAAGCCGTAGATACTGGCATTGCATATCTTTTGGCTGGCACGGTGTACTCTGATGTACCATATGCCGAGGTAGATAAGATTCGTCAGAAGAATCGTCGCTTGGGTCTTGGTTTGATGGGGTTGCACGAGTGGCTATTGTTGCGCGGAAAGAAGTACGGTCCAGATGCCGAACTTCAGAAGTATTTGGAGATTTACGCCACCAGCACGGATATTGCAGAGAAGTACGCCAAGCAGTGGGATTTGAGTGTACCTGTCAAGACCCGCGCCATCGCTCCAACCGGAACGATTGGTATCGTGGCGGAAACCACCACAGGCATGGAGCCTATCTTCTGTGCGGCGTACAAGCGTCGATATCGCAAGGGAACAGACATGATGGCGTACCAGTACGTCATTGACCCAACCGCTAAGAAACTAGTGGACAAGGGAGTGAACCCAGACCATATTGAAGATGCCTACACCTTGGCAGAAGATGTGGAACGGCGTGTTGCGTTCCAAGCGTGGTTGCAGAAGTACGTGGACCATTCGATTTCATCCACTATCAATCTCCCAGAGTGGGGAAGTGAATTGAACAATACCAACACGGTGCAGAAGTTTGGGACCATGTTGATGAAGTATTTGCCAGAGTTGCGTGGTATTACCTGTTACCCAGACGGAGCGCGTGGTGGACAACCCTTGACTCCGGTGAAGTATTCAACCGCCATCAAGCACACTGGGGAAGTCTTTTACGAGGCAGTTGATGTATGTGACATCACAAAAGCCGGGAGTTGTGGATGATTATCGTCAAACGATTTACCGCCGCGTGGTGTGCCCCATGTCGGATGCTTAAGCCAGTCATAGAAGAACTAGAACAGGAATATCCAGATGTCAAGTTTGAAACTATTGATGTGGATGCTAACCTCAATCTTGCCGCAGAGTTTGAAGTCCGTTCAGTCCCCACCGTGTTGTTTCTCAACCAAGATTTAACCACCTTGCGTACTGTAATCGGGGCACACCCCAAGAAGTTTTACGCAGAGATTCTGAATGAACTTGTCCAACAGGAGAACACATGAACAAAAACATATATTGCGGACCTTGTGAGTTGGAGTTTCGCATCAAACATGACGCTGATGATGACATCTTTGTTCCAGAGTTTTGTCCATTTTGTGGAGCAAACCTAGACCTTGAAGAAGAATATGATGTGGACGATGTCGAAGAGGATGAGGAGTAAGACTAGATAAATAGAGTGACCCCAACACGGACACTCTATGTGGATATATGAAGGAAAGGAATTTGACGAAGTACCACCCAAGGTGATTGGATTTGTATACAACATTACCAACACCTTGGATGGTCGTCAGTACATTGGAAAGAAGCTGTTCAACTTCTCCACCAAGAAACCCCCCAAGAAGGGCAAGGTTCGAAAACGCCGCGTGACCAAAGAATCAGATTGGCGCGAATATTACGGGTCAAACGAAGAGTTGAATGCCGATGTGGAAAAACTTGGCAGAGAACATTTTACACGAGAAATACTCTATCTCTGCACAACCAAGGGGTGGTGTAACTACCACGAAGCTCGTTTGCAGTTTGAGTTTCGGGTGCTGGAAAACCGGGATAAATTCTACAACCAACAAATTCGGTGCCGCGTTCACCGGAGTCACTTGAAACAATAGGCACATGAACCCCCTTGACAAACGGGGTTGACTGGTGTACATTCCCTTCATACCCGTGATAGGAGGATTTTGGATATGTTTGAACTTTGGCTTCGTATTGTTGTCTTTCTCCCATTTGCCATCGTTGGGTTTCTTTTTATTCTTGTGTCGGAAATAACAGAATATGTTGGAAACACAATTTCTAATTGGTCAGAAAAACATGGGCCGTTGGCAATAACCAATCGTCAACGGAAAAAACTTCAAGAGGAAATGCGTTATTATGACACAGAAAACTGATAGTATGTACGATGAAATGATTGTGAAGTTGAAAGATATTCTTCACAAGAATGTTGTGACCGTGCGATTTGTGAAAGAAAGTACTGGGGAAACCAGAGAAATGGTATGTACCTTGGTAGAAAAGTATCTTCCGGAGAAGAAAGCCCCGGCGAAGGATGCGCCAGTCAAGGCCCCGCGCAAGCAAAATCCCGATGTGTGCGTGGTGTTTGATTTACAGCGTGAGGAATGGCGCTCGTTCCGTTACGATTCGGTCATTGAATTCAGCACGATTGAGGGTGTCTATGTCCCAAAGACCCCGTCAAAGGTTGAGTTGGTGTTTACCCCAAACGAGGTATAAACTCTGTGAAGGCTGTCAAGCTACATCATGTCGGTCCCTCTGCCGCTGAACGGGGGACCATTGGAGAAGAGCCAGATTGGACCCAAGAAAAGGTGACGAACTATTCATCGGCCTTGTCTAAGGGATTGAACTGGTACAACTATATCTGTGACCACAAGAACTACACCAAGTTCTTGGCAGAGTGGATTCAGACTAATCGCTCTGATACGGCCAAAAAAGATTTGTCGCGTTTGGACAAGCTTTCTGAGAAGGAAGTGAATGCCACAACCGCCATCTTTGCCAGAATGCATCTGAAGGGATTCCCCTTGAGCGAAGGACATCAAGAGATTATCACAGATTATGTGAATGGTCTGAAGCGTCTGGACAAGGTCAAGTCTGAATCGTCTGACGAACCAAAGGGTCCGTCAGTACAAGACCGGATGCGCCAACAGGTGTCTGGGGCCTTGTCAGAAATCGATGTGGCGGTGGACAACTTCTTGGTTGATAACATTAAAGTAGACTTCGACAAGTTGCGCGATGTTATTTTCAACCCGCTCTTCAAGGGTCCGCACCACGCCATTATCGAAAAACACCTGAAGCGGTACATTGCGGAATGGCAAGAGGCTGTGGACGCCATGAACGGGAATTTCAGGAACCCAGATTCTAATCAGTTGGCGGAAGGGTACGCCTACACGGGTGGACCCAAGTTCATGAACAATCTTATCACCAAGTTCTCTGCTCTACGAAACACCTTGACCACGGAAGGTGCCAAGGTCAAGATGCAACGGATTCGGAAGAAGAAGCCTGTGGATAAGAAGAAGATGGTGTCCAAGATGAAGTTCCTCAAGGAGTGTAAGGAACTGGGCTTGACAAGCGTCAATCCCGCTGATATCATTGGAGCCACCACCCTCTGGGTCTATGACTGCAAGAAGCGCAAGCTTGGAATGTTTGAAGGGGAGTTCTCAGGAAGTTTGCATGTCAAGGGGACAACCATCCTTGGAGTCAAGCCCTCATTCCAGAAGACCCTGCGAAAGCCAGACCAACAGATGGCTGAGTTCATTAAGCTCAGGAAAAACCAGACCGCCAACTTCTTTGGCGCAATCAAGGCCAAGCCCCAAGAAATGACGGGCCGAACCAACACTGATTTGATTCTGGTTAGAGTGGACTGATAAAATACCTTATAAAGGAGACAATATGAAAAAATATGTGGTCAGACGTACTAGTGGAAATAGGTACTTGGTAACTGATGGTGATAAGAAAAGTTTTTATGGTCCTTGGGGTTCAAATGATGTCAACGAGGCCACCAAATACGATAGCCATCATGAGGCCATGGTAAGTCTTTTTCAAACATATGAAAATAGGTGTAGTCGTATCAAAGATGAAACTGGGCTTGAAATTGTTCAAGTTCGAGAGATATCAAACCCGCGATGGGAAGTGGTGGAATGATAATTGTCGATTACAGCCAGATTGCTATCAGCACATTGATGGCGGAATTAGCAGGACGCAAGGATGTTCCCATCAGCGTTCCGTTGGTGCGGCACATGCTGGTCAACGCCATGCGGTCGTTCAAGTATCGATTTGGACGCACCTATGGACAGTTGGTGATTGCCTGTGACGACCGTCGTTACTGGCGTAAGGAAATCTTTGAACACTACAAGGCCAGTCGAAAAAAGGCGCGTGAAGATTCAGGGTTTGATTGGCAATCCATTTTCGAAGCCTTGAATATGGTCAAGCAAGAATTGTCGGAACACTTCCCCTATCCGGTGATTGAAGTGTCTCGTGCTGAAGCTGACGATGTCATTGCGTCACTGGTTTTCTGGTCGCAGAATAATGATTTGGTTGGTGGTGGTATTCTTGAGGATGCCCAACCACAACCCATCTTGATTCTTTCACAGGACCACGATTTCCAACAGTTGCAGATGTACCACAATGTGGAACAATACGCCCCGGTGGAAAAGAAGTTCATCAAAAACGAGAACCCCAATCTATTCCTTGTGGAGCATATCCTGCGAGGGGATAAGGGTGACGGGATTCCTAACTTCCTCAGTCCCGCTGAAACCTTTGTCACAGAAGGAATGCGACAGAAGAATTTGGGAGCCAAGGCTGATGTCTGGAAGCACCTTTCCAAGGATGAGTACTTGACAACACCTGAGTTGAAGGCTAACTTTGAAAGGAATGAGCGATTGGTGGACCTCCGGTGTATCCCCCAAGAGATTCAGGACGCTGTCATCGATTCGTACACGAAACAGGTGGCCCTTAGAAAGGACCGCTCCAAATTGCTCGACTACTTTGTGAAGTACCAGATGCCTAACATGATGGAGCATTTAAATGAATTCTAGAAACAATAAAATCACCTAGCTAAACCATGATAATTTCAATTTCGAAAATAGATGATATGGTTGGTGTATTGTCCCTCGTAATAGAAAGTCGTGATGATAGAAATTCAGAACGGGAAATCGTTTCTCTAAAACGCGCTGTTGACGCTTTGTCAGATTACATTAAATATAAAAACGAAACTAGACAAACTCACATTATGGGGGATGTATAACATGGAAATCGTTCGCTCTTCACAAGTTCTTGTATCCAAGGCCAGCACTGGTCTTGATAAATTCTGGCAAGGTCATATCGTCACAGACGGTAAGGATTACTTTCTGACTTCTTCTAGCTGGCGCGAGTTGGCTGGTGGGGGAACGAGTAAGGTGGTGGAGTCCGTTCCGTACTTGGTGACCGTCAAGAACGTGGGGAAGATTAACGAGACAGACCCGCTGGAACAGGCCGAGTCGGAGTTTGATTCCATGGTCAAGAAGCAGATGGACTCGAAGAACTATCTTCCCAAGGGCACCAAGGCGTCAGCCAAGAAGCTTCCACTTCCGATGTTGGCCCAGAAGTACCGGGACAAGAGCCACAAGATTCAGTGGCCAGC